GATAGTCTACGAAGCCGCTGGCGTATGGTCGAGTGTATGGCATTGGTGTGAGTGTACCAGTTCGTGTTTAGTGATTATAGAAGATAGCTGCGCCACCAACGTCAGAACCAATACCGGGCGCTCCGGCAATTGCAACATTGCTATCCGCAGACAACGCAACCGAAACGCCCAAATAATCGCCAAGGGCGCCAGACAAATACGATAATACTGATTGCTGATTCCAAACCCCATTGTTGCGAACAAACATTACCGCAATTCCAGTGTTATTTCCGCTTGGCCATCCTGGTGTCCCGATAATCAAAACATTCCCGTCACCAGACAACGAAACCGATTTGCCAAATTGTTCAAAAAAGCTTTTATCCGAATAGGTCAACACTGCTTGCTGCGTCCACGTAACGCCGCTGCGAGTAAACACAACAGCATTACCAGCAGTGCCAAGCCCTCCCGGGTCGGCACTTGGCGCTCCGGCGATTGCAGTATTGCCATCGCTAGACAACGCAACCGAAGAGCCTAAAGCATCCCCACTAGCACCAAATGAGTTTCTTAAGGTGGCTTGTTCTGTCCACGTACTCCCACTGCGAGTAAAAATAACAGCAGAACCATTAGTGCTTCCAACAGAACTATCGTTGGGCGTTCCAACAATTGCCGTATCCCCATCACTAGACAAATCAACCGACGAGCCAAAGTTAGCACCTGCGGCACCAACCGAATGCGTTAAAGCTGCTTGCTGTGTCCACGTGCCGCCACTACGGGTAAACACAACAGCACTGCCAGAACTAGACCCGCTTGGATCGTCCAACAACGCTCCACAAATAGCAGTATTGCCGTCACCAGACAACGCAACCGAATAACCAAACAAATCGGATGAAGCGCCAGACGAATCGGTTAATTTTGCCTGCCGTGTCCACGTGCCGCCACTGCGGGTAAACACCTCAGCGCAACCAGCGTTTGACAACGCGCCTATATCGTCAGAAGGCGCGCCAACAATTGCTGTATTTCCGTCGCTTGACAAATCAACCGAAAAGCCAAAATCGTCGTTTGCAAGGCTAGAACTATTTGTCAACACTACGTCTTGTGTCCATGTAGTCTTATTTCTAGTAAAGACAACCGCGCTTCCAGCATTACTCTGAGCGCCTATATCGTCATAAGGCACCCCAACAATTGCCGTATCCCCATTACTTGACAATGCGCAAGAATACCCAAATTGATCGTTTGCGGCACCAGCCGAGTATTGAATAAAAGACTGGGGTAGCTTGCTTACTTTTCTGCGCCTCAAAAAACTTCGATTAAACATAATCACCTACAAGAATAAACAAGTCCTTGCCAATGCAAATAAGCTGCGCAAACCCATAAGGATTAACGTAAAAACTATTAGACAAAGAACCATTAATTTTTGGCCCACCAGAACCTTTTACAAAAAAAGTTCCGGTTCCGCCACGAAAAAAATTAACAATTTGTCCTTCAAAAAGAGTGTCGTAAGGAACAAGGATTGAACAATTAGTTGCGCCACTAACAAGAATTTTATTGTTGGTATCGGTGCCTGCAACATTACGATTATCCGCATAATTAACAATCGTGTAATTTTTTGCACTAGACGCTAGATTTGCGTACGGCAAACTAGTCAGTGTCGTTGTAGTCGTTCCAATGCGCGATTCGTGGTCAACAATGTCCGTACCAAGCAGGTTATGAAGCGCAGACGCAATAGGTACGCCTGGAGTTACCGTTGTCGGGGCAGTGTATGGCATTAGATAAAGTCGCCAGTTAGCACCCAAGTGTCGCTAGCAGTCTTTACAAGACTAATCATTGAATACTGCTGAGCAAACACGTAGTTGATGCTTGTAGAGCCATTGATTGTTACGCCGCTTGTTGCTCGATTAACGGTAATCTGTCCCGTGCCAGTCTGAACTAGGTTTAGCTGGCACCCAATGGCAAACGCGACGCTTGAGTTAAGCGGAACAGTAAACGAGCCTGCGGTTGCTCCGTTTGTAAGGAGAAGGAGCTTGTTGTCTGCGTCCGTTAGGACTGGCGTGTACACGTTCGTTGTAAACGTTGGCGTGCTGATTGTAAAGTTCTTTACGTCAGAAGCAAGGTTGGCGTACGGGAGAGAGTTGCTAAGCGTTTCAACGGCAACGATGCGTGTCTCGTGGTCAATGACATCATTAACAATGACGTTATAGTCTGTTGCGAAGCCTCTGGATGCTGCTACGACTGTTGTTGGTACAACGTAAGGCATTCTTAGAGTCTATCAGTAGAGAGCGACAACAGTAGTTGCGTCAGTACCAGTAACACGAATCCGAGTAGCGCGGATAGGCGTAATAACGCCAGTACGAATAGGAATTGTCACGGCAGCGGTGTCACCTGAAAGGATAACGCTGACCATTGCGTGCTGAAGCGTGGCGTGGTCAACGATAATTGCGCGCGTCGTCTCAACAAGATCAGTAGAATTATTTGGCGTAATCGTAACGGCGCGAGTGTAAGACGGAAGCGCCGCGTCTCGACTCTGAAAATTATTAGTAGGCACCCGTGGGGGTTCCCATGTCAGCATCACCCATCGGAGCGGCAGAACCACCCATGCCAGCACCAGCACCACTCATCATCGGAGTCATCGGCGTAGACACAGCAGCCTCACCAGCCGGATTCGGCGTAGGCAACGAGGAGATAAGCATCATGATCTGCTTCTGCATCTCTTCCTGCATCAGCTGCATCTGGCGCTGCTGATCCGCCATCTGCATCGTCTGCGCCTGAGCAAGCTCAGCCATACCCGGAAGAGCAGCAACAGCCGGGGGAACCGGCGCTCCTGGTGCCATCGGCGCGCCCATAGGCGCTCCCATCGGTGCGCCCATCGGGGGCGGCGGGATCATCGGGCCTGCGCCCATCATGTTCGGAGGTACGCTCATAAGAATTAGTGTAGCACCTACTCCACCTCGGAGTCTGACGCTTCCTCCTTGTCCTTGTTTCGCATGTACATAGCGAGCGCTTCGCCGATGAGCATCTGATACTCAGCACACTTCGGGCAAGACTCGGAACCGTACTCTTCCTTGTCTTCCGCCATTTCCTTATCTTCCACCATTTCCTTGTTTTCTTCCATGTTGCCTTCGTCGTCGCGATACGACATGGAGTCCGTTGCTGCTTCTTTGCGCGACATGGGCTTCATGCGCATTAGCGCGATGCTTACCTGTGGGGCGTTCTTCTTCTTGAGCTTGTCGAGAGCGTCCATTACTTACTCTTGGACGCAATTTTCTTAAAAGCATTCTTGAGCATATTCTTTTTATCTTCCTTAGAGCCGACTACGCGGATCGGCTGTTTGCCTAGCGTACCGGTTGCGTACTGCCGGTCGGGACTCATTACAACGCCCTTTGGCTTTTTGCCCATCATTACGACGCACTCCTTCCCGCCGCAGCGCGACGCTGGAACTCTGCCTTACCAAGCTTCTTGCGGCCGATGCTAGCCGCAAGCGCGCGAGGATCATCAGCGCCCTTTGCCCTCAGCGACTTCACAAGCTTCTCGTACTTTGCACTCATACGAGAATCATACATGCTACGGTGCGCGAGCGGCTAGGAGATACCAACCCATCCCGCTCACTCGCGGATTCTCCTAGCCGCCCCAACAAGTCGCATCTTGTAATTAGCGCAAAAAATACAAGCCGCAACTTGTAATCAGCCGCGACCAATTACAAATCGTGGCGCGCGCTTCTGAAGATTAGCCTGCGGCTCAGGCTTCTTACGCTCAGCAAGGCGAATAGGAGTCGTACATTCTTGCTGCCACACCGCTTGCGCACCACCCATAGCCATCACAAGATCGTCGTGGCAACCCTCGTCCGCCTCTGGGCGCGGCTCTCTGCCATTCCGATCCCGAAACACAAACGTACGGATCTCATCAATAAGCGCTTCGCTCTTAATGCGGTGCGGCTCATCACGAATAGCGGCTTGAAGCGCGCTCAGCATCATGGGCCGAGTCGCACTAGTCGTGTTCCAACCAAGCGTCTGGTCAAGATGCGTTTTTACGCCGATGGGATTGCGTGGTCGCCAGATACGCGGATACCCCATAGTGTTTTTCAGCTGGGTAAGTACCGCCGTTCCCGGCCCGTTGCGCTCTACCGCGATGATCGCATCGTTATACAAGCGTCCCAGGCGCGCCAGGTCGTCGGCAAACTCGTCAACATCAGCGCGATAACGAATTTCTGCTATTTGTTCGCCATTATCTTGGCGTAGAACTTGTGCTACAGAATAATCCGACCCTGCACCTACTCCAATGCGTGATTCGCGACGCTCATACTCGTCAAACGACACTGATCCAGCCACATCAGCAAAAATAAGGTACCCAACGCCCGTCTTTGGCAGCTCCCACATGCGCATTCCGCCCTTGTGGTCGTCATAAAACTCTACCCTGCCACCAGGAACCGGCATTCCCCGCACAAAACCACGCTTTTTAGGCTCTGTAGGCGCGATTTTATCTAAAAATTGGAAGTATTGGCGGCCCGTTGTTTCAGAAAACTCGCCCAATACGCGAATCTTATAAGCCGCAGAGTCCTCGCCCCACTGCTGTTTCGCGTCCTGCACCCATTCCTGAGTAATAAGAGCACGCTCGGCCTCTTTAGACACTCGTTCGCCCGTAAAACACGGCGCATCAAACGCGCTCATGTGAACCGGGTACCAACCAGAATCCTTTTGGAAGGCTTTGTAGAACGTTCCGGCTGGCCTAGTCGGGTTGCCAATCAACAGCACGCGAGCCTCATCAGCAGTAAGGAAACCTTCCGAAGCTTCGTAGATAGCCTCGTCAATACCACTGGCCTCATCAACGACAAGCATCATTCGTGGCGCGTGATGACCCTGAAAACGCTCTGGCTTATCAGTCGAGAGGCCCATCGCGAACCAATCCGACCGAACCTCAAGGCTCGACTTGAACATCTTGCCAAAAGCATCCTTACCACCAGGAATCTTAGAGTGCCGCACACTAATCTCGCGCCACAAAAGCTGCTCAACCTGCGACCAGGTAGGCGCAGTCGTAATAACACGACACGGCCCTTCCGTCATAAAATCCAAAACAGCAGTAGCAGCCACAGCCGTCTTACCAACACCATGACAAGACCGAACAGCGACGCGCTTATTCTTACGCAACGCCTTCAGGATCTCCTGCTGCTTACTCCACGGATCAAAACCAAACAGATTCTTAGCTTTCCACACCGGGTCAGCCATCTTCGCTCGAAGACGAGCAGTTTCTACACTAAGAGACTCGTCACTCATCATGATCCACCAATCCACACACTAGGGGTTGGATCATTGGATCAAGCCGCATCATCCGACTCGACAACAACTTCGCCCTCAACCTGCAACGTCGCCTGAGCCTGCTCCATAGGAATCTGAGCCAACTGCATCAACGACATAATCTGCGGACCAGCCTCAACCTCAACCGTCTCATTCTTCACAAACCCGAAAGAACGCTCCAACTGCCACGCCGCAGGCTTCCAATCACCCTCATCAGCAGCCTCACTAATAATACGAAGACTCTTCTTCATATGCTCCTTACGAGCAGCATAAAACCGCTCAGCAAACTCAATACGCTTAAGACTAGTACCACCATGCCCAGTCTTAGCATCCTTCCCCTTCTTCAAAGCAGACATAAACACGCCCTCATTAACACCAAGCACACGCGCAATCGCCTTCTCAAACG